GGCTGAAAGCGCTGCGCTTGATCGGAGTTGCTGTAATACCTAGCCACGGAGGCGCCTCCTCGGTTCGTAATTCAAGGTGTAGCCGTAGAGCACATGCGGCTTGGTCGAGCCGGCGGAGTAGACCGAAAACCCAATCGACTCGCCGGACCCGGCGACATCCACAGGCTCGCTCGCAAGCACGGGGGCGGACCAGGCAAACTGATCCCACGCATTGACGTTCCAAAGCCCGCCGGTGTTTTGATAATCCAAGAAAAACCGCAGCTGTTTGGCGGACTCAATGTCGCCATAGTCGAGATCGGGGCGAACCGAGATGGTTTGCTCGGTACCCGAGTCGATATCAAAAAACGCCCGGCGGTAGCGCTTTTTGGCGCCAGGGGCGTCGAGATCGGTGTAGGCGAGCGTTAAAAACCCGACAATGTCGGTGCCGTTAAACGAACTCGCCCCATCGTCCATGCGATAGACGTTGCCCTGATCATCGCCAATCAAAAGGATTTCCTCGCCCGCATCGGTCTCGCCCCAATCAGCGACAGCCACCTGGGCCGGGAGCTCGACCGTCGTTGCGCCAGCAGGCGACCAGTAGATCCCGGTCTTGTCGTCAAAAAAAACGCGATACTGTGCCCGTCGCTTTGACACCATCGCCGCCACGACGCGCTGTGCGTAGCTATCGTTGGTAAAGATCGGCTCGATTGGTGAGCCCGGCAAGACAGGCGAAAAGTCGCCAAAGTCGTTGGACGCCTCAAGCCCGGAAATGCCGCGCTCAGCGACAAAGTAAGGCTCCGTGAACGATTGCATCGAATACGCCCGAGGCCCGGAGTTGGGCACCGTTGTCTTGAGCTGCCATTCCTGTGGGATGGTGCCAAAAAGTCCTTGGATCGAATCCCGGCAACCGATGTGAAGGACACCGCCGCGGCCAGAGAGCAACCCTCGGACCTCTTGCGAGACACCAAACTCACCCGCCCCACCCGTGGCGGCGTCCCACTCGTTAGGGTCACCCACACCGGAGTGCTGGATCGACCCAGCCTCGAAGCCCAGCATGAGGTGGTTTTGGTGGATGGCGATAAACTTCGCACCGCCCGGGGCGTTATCAAGCACCCGGAAGCTGCCATCGGTTTTAAGCTCGAACGGCTTGCCGCCGCCTACACCGTAGAGCGCCCGGCCCTGGATGGTGGCGAGGAAGTTGCCCTCAATAAACTCATGCCGCCCAGCGGCGAGCACCCCCGCCGTCCCGGTGACAGCCACCCAGTTGGCGCCATCGAATCTGTATAGCGTTGCGTTGCCGCCGCTGGTGTCTTCGCGCACCGCATAGACCGCATCAGCAAACCCGACAACGCCAAGGACCGGGCCTTTGCCCGGGATTTCGCTGCCGATCTGCGTATACCCCTCAATCCGGCGATAACCGCCGGTGGTGGGGCATTCGTAGTTGACCGCAAAAAGACACCGCCCAGGCTCGACCTGACGGACCGGCGTTGTAAGGTCAATGCCGCCGCCGAAAGGGATGTACGCCGTCCGCGTCATGCGAGCGGCCCTTGAATCTTAACCCCCGGGAGCTCGCGGTTGACCATCTCTTGATAGATGCCGGCGTAGTTGTTTTGCGCCTGCTGAACCACCTCGGGGGCGTTTTCATACAGCCCGTACTGCGCCATCGCCGCGTAGACAATCGCCATGTGGTACACCGACGGGGCGCGGGGGACGTCGTTGTTCTCGACAAGCCGTTGCGGCGCTTTCCAATACTCAAAAGTCACCGTCCCGGTGCTTTTAGGCGTCGACTCAAGGTGGATCTTGCCAGAGGGGTCGAACGCAACCCGTCGGATATCCGCGCCCGAGGGCTTGCGAAAATCCTCACGAAACTGGCGCCAGTCGATCACATTAAGGTGGGTGTCGCCGAGATAGAGCGTGTCGGGGTCAACCACCGCGACATCATTGGGCAGCTCGTACTCGCGGAATGCGGGCTCGACATCGAGCGTGCCCTCGCCCCAGGCGAAGTTCCACCGCTGGTGGCGCTCTTGGATACGAATCCACTCATTGCGGATGTACTCGACAAGCCGCGCGTACTCACCGGTCTGGCCATCGACGTTAGCCGGGCCGGTGCCCGAGGCACCGACCTCGCGCCGCAGCGTTTGGCAAAGCTCGAGGAACGTCACGCTTCACCCATGACCTGGAAGGGATAGGAAAGCACTTCCTGGCGGGCCATCGTCTGAGGATCGTAGACGTACTGCACCGCGTGGTTGAGCGCCTCGACCACTGACCCGGGAACGGTGACTTCCTCGCCGCGCTTGATGGTGTAGCTGTGGCCGTTCACACCCACCCGCACAGGCTGCTTGTCCTGGCTGTCGGTGGCGATCACGATCCGATAGCGCTTCTCGGTCGTTTTCGACGGGGCAAGGTCTTCGCCCTGCGTGACGGTGGGGACGGGCTCGCCCAAATGCACCCGGATGCGCTCGGCGAGCTTCTCATCGCTGATGTTGGATCGGAACTCGATTCCCAGATCGGCGGCGGTCGCCTCAAGCTCCTCGCGGCCCATCTGATTGACATTGATTTCGGACATCGTCTTTCCCTCGTGTCGGAAATAAAAAACCCCCGCCAGCGGCTGCTGACGAGGGCGTTTGGGGGTTCGGTTAAGGGTTACTTTTTCTTAGCCGTCTTGGCCGCTTTTTTGAAATCCTTGTCGGTGGGGCGACCCTTTTCGCCCTTGCGGCGCATCCGCTCATCGGAGCCGTTTTTAATGCGCTTGCGCTTTTGGTGGATGTTTTTGTAGAGGCCGTCTTTAGCCATTGGCCTGCCCTTTTAAAAAAAGGCGCCACCCCCAATTAGGAGGCGGCGCCTGTCAGTCAACCTCAGCTAAGGTCCGTGGCTGCGGTCTCGAGACGCGCAACCCAGTCCTCGTTGAGGATCTTGGCGACAAAGTAGGTCTTCCAGCCCACCGAGCCCTTCTGGCCGAGCGGGTCGCCGCCACGCGGGGTGTCGGGGTTCAAGACCTTGGGGGTGATGGCGTTGGCGCCCTTGAGCGGGATCAGGCCGTAGGCATCTTTGGCGACGTACACCACAGGATACACATCGGCGTTGTTCCCATCCGAGCTCACCATGCCGTTCAGCGTGCTTGACCCAGCGCTCTCGTAGTTATCGAGCACCGGGGAGAGCACATAGCGCACATCCTCGACCTTGCCGATCTCATGGGGCAGCGCCTCCATCTGACCGTACTGCTCGGTCGGGGTGAAGCCAGGCAGGTCGCGGATGTCCGACTCGAGATCCGTGTGAGCGAAGGCGATAAACGCCGGCGCCACAGGCTGGGTCTCGTAGTTCGGGCTGCCACCAATCATGCTGGTGACCTTCTTGCCCCGGTTCGACTTGAGCTGACGGGTGATCTGACGCTGCTTATCCAGGCTGATCGGCGTATTCACATCCGAGCGGCTGGGCCCAGGCAGCGGTCCGCTGCGAAATCGAGCCATAAGTTGTGGTAGCCATTGTGGTTTACCTCTTAGTTGCGTAATGGGCAAATGCGGCCTCGAACTCATCTGGCACCCCTTGCTTGGGCGTTGACCCGCGGCGCGGGACGCTTTGCGCGGAAGCCAGCCGTTCTTGGCGTTTGTCGGCGGAATTGCTGTCGGCAGCGCCCGAAGTACCGTTGTGGCTTTTGTAGAGATCCATTAACGCGGCGGCTTCCGCGGCGTCGTTGGACTGGGCAAGCCGTTTAAGGCTCTCGGGCTGCTGGTCTAGCCATTCAGCGAACGCCGGCGCAGACACCACCTCACGCCAATCCGGGTGACGGGCTGAGAGCGCGTCGACCTGGGTTTTGAGGTACTGATCCTGGGCCTGTTGCTGGATGGGTTGTACAGCCGATTGCAGCTCGGCAATCTGCTGCTCGAGTTGCGCCTGTCGCTGCCGGTCTGCCTCGATCTGCTTTTTCTCAGATTCCAGACGGGCATCAAGCGCTTTGGCCACCTCGGGGAAATCCTCCTTGAGCGCTTCCCAATCCTTCACACCAGCGGCATCAGCTGCCTCCTGGCGCTTGGCGTCATCGCTCTTGGCGTCATTCCCGGAAGTGTTCTGGTCCGCGTGCAGCTTAGACTGCAGCGCGTTGATCTGTCGTTGGTACGCCCCAAGCCGGCC